GATATGTTCCTTTGGCACCATATAAGTCTTTGATATTCTTAATTAAATTTCTCTTAGATACTCCTGTTGCCAAAGTCTCTGGTATGGCATTCATGAATTGGTCTCTCATTTTATCTAAGAAATCATAAATGGTATTATCTACATTGGCATACTCTAAAAGTTGTTGAATGTTTTGTACAGGGTTTGCACGATACTCTGAGATAACACCTTCGGCACCAGATGTTCCACCTGTAAAAGTTTCACCTGTAATAAATTTTTGTTGAGAAGATATGTAAATATATTTGTTTCTAGAATCTTCCACTAAAACTGTTGCAGTTGCTTTAGATGTTGAACCTGTAATTGTTTCACCATTTGTAAAATAACCTGTAGACCCTGTTTCTTTTTCTGTAACAATTCTCTCACCATCTTCTAGTAAAATAAATTCTAAAGTATTTGTTTGTTGTCTTACATACTCTACAGCACCTGTATAGGTTATTCTTCCTGCCTCAAGAAACTGATAATAATCTTTTAAAAAACTTACAAAGACGGGATGTTCTGATTGTACAAAATCAGGTACTTGACCTTCTATTAAAGGACTAACTTTTGTGACTAGTTTTGAATTATTTTTTGCCATTCATCTAATACGCCGAACTTGTTGGTGTAGAAGATGATGTTGTTACTGTTGTGGTTGTAGTTGTACCTGTAGATGTTACTGTATAACCTTTACCAGTTGTAGCTTGTGCATCAACACTACCTGAGATTGTACTATTAACTAAATCAATTTCTAGTAACTGATTTCTCACAGGTACTACATCATTTGATTTAGGTATTACTGTTACACGAATTTTTGTTGATGATGCACCATCTACATTTGATACTGCAGTTATGTTAAGTGTTCCTATACTAATTGTTCCATTAACATAATCTACTGTTCCTGCTGTAGAGTTTAAATATGTTCTAACTCCTGCAGTAGATACTGAATAAATTCTTAGATTACCAGAGCCATCATCATCAAAAAAGTATTCTGTCGTTGTATCATTATCTAAATAAAATCCTGTTGAAGCAATCACACCACCTGCATCTGCATTATGACCAGAGTGTGGGTTAAAGAATGCATTATTAAAATTAACATTGTAAGATGATTCACCAACTACGGGTGTAAAAAATTTACCCATAGTAACTGTAGTTGTGTTATTTAATATAGATGAATCTGTCTCATCAATTAATCTTAATAACTTAGAATGTCTAAACACATTATTAAAATCTTCTAAGTCTGTTGTGTTATAACTTGATATTGTTGTGTTTACTAAACTTGCAAGTTCTGCAGCAGTAGATGTTGTAGAAGTTGAATCATACTGAAAGTTTGTATTTAAAATTATGTATGTAATCTCTGGGTCTACAACGACAGGTGTAACCGATGCAACTTTAAATGGTGCAAATGCTGTAACCAAGTTACTCTTTTGTTCAGATGTTAGATTTTCACCTGTTGTTGATTTGATTGAGATAAACACTTTACCATATTCTGGGTTAGATGATACTCCTGTGCTCGTATCAAAACTACCATCTTCTCCACCCCACACAGAAACTGCTTGTGTGTTTGGAAATAATTTTTTAGTGTAAGATTTATAATCATCTACTGTAACTGCTCTACCTTGTGCAGCATAATCTAGTGGAGCTTGTAATTTAATTGAATCTATACTTTCTGCCTCTGCCCCACCCGTTGCAGATGCAACTGTTGTAACTGTAATTGAAGTTACACTATCAATACTTGATGGTGATGTAAATGATGATGCACCATTTGCTAAACTTTTATTTGTAACTACATATTGTAATTGTACAATGTTACCATCAGATAAAGCTTTACTAACTACACCGTCACCAAAATAAACTTCATATAAACCACTATCGGTTTCTTGTAAATAATAAACTGTGCTATTAGATGTAAGTTGTGTTATATCTGTTGCCTTAGTATAAGTTGTAGTTGTTGTATCAGATGATGATGTTTGTACCTTGACTGTTAAAGTTGATGTATCTGCATTAGCATCTGATAGTGTAAACCTTTGGTCTACCTCGTTTGAATCCACAGTATAATTTGTTGTGATATAAGTACCTTCATAAATTTTTACACTATCAAAAGGAACGGCACTACCTGTGTTAGTTGCAGTCACATCAGCAATGGTAACAAATTGATAATCAGTATCATCTACTGTAGTTGTAAATGCTGTTCCTGCATTCATAGTTTTACTATTATCAGATGTTGTTAAATTTACATTGACTGTTGCCACAGGTGCTCTTGCGGATGTTGTTTCATACCCTAAAGTTTTTGCATGAGACACTACACTTGAACGAAGTGAGGCACTATCTAAAAACATTTCGTTTGCCAACATGTTTGCATTGAATCCTAGATAGTGAGTATTATATGCAAGAACATCTAATAAAATATTCATACCAGAACCTTCAAAGTCATAGTCTTTAAATTGTGCTTGTGACTTTAAAAATGTTTTTAAATTTGCCTTGATATTATCAAAGTCTAATTCTGTTACTCTTAATCTTTTTTCGTTTGTTGCCATTTATCGTATTCTCTCTAATAGTAAATCTAACTCTACTAATTCTGTGGGTGCGTTTACTACATAAAATTCTATTGATATTTCATATGCATTTCTATCAAAATTAGGTATGGCCCTAACTGATACTAATCTACATCTTGGTTCAAAGTTATTAATAACATCTTCAATCTTTCTAGTTAAGACCGCAGCAATCATAGGATTTAAATGTTCAAATAATAATTCACGAACCCCACCAGATATTTCTGGGTGAAAAGGTTTTTCAAAAGTATTTAAATTAATTAGATTTCTTAATGACCTTTTTACAGCCAATACATCTGTTACTTTGTTTACATCTGAACCTACTGTTCTTTTTCCAAAAAATAAATCTAGGTCAGAATATTGTTGTGAATTCCTAGATATATTATTTTGAGATTGTGCATCTTTATATGCAGATTCTTTAATGGCCATTAGTGTTCCCTTTATCTTTAATTATTATTTATAACAGAATGAATAATCCTCTATGTTATTTTACTATTTTTATTATATCTTCTATCATATATAAATCGTTCTTCACTATCCTCTCTCCAAGTCCAACCATCCATATTTTGTTCTTGTGACTTTATAAAAAATTCTTCTGTACCATCATCATCTGGGTTTTCAAACCACTTTCTAACCCACGCAGCATTTAATACATATGGTCTACCTCTAAATTTATAACCAGCATAGTCCATAACTCCATAAGTCTTATCTTCTTTTCTCTGTAATTCTTGGTCAGAAAATCTTTGAAATTCTTCTTCACCCTCATCCATAAAATTACCAAATGTTCTTTTAACTTTTCTTTTATTAGTTCCTGTTGTAAATACTGAAGGTTCTGCTTCTATTAGTGTTTCTGTTCCACCACTTACAGTTGTCTTTTCCTTAACCTCTGTATATTTTTTTGTTGTTTGTACTATATTTTTACCAGCTTGTTCTGTGATTTCACTTATAGTAATTGTTTCAGTTTTCATAGACAATGTAGGTGATTTAGATATTGCTTCTTTTGCTGCCTGTTCTGATGCTTGTGCTATGTTTGCTGGTAACTCAATAGGTATTGTTTCTCCAGCTGGTAATTGTAAGTTTGGTACTAGGTCACCAATTTGTGATGTTGCATCTTCTAAACTAAGTGAGTTCATTTGTGATGCTACAGAATCTAAGTCTATACCTTTTGCATCAAGTGCATCTCCAAACTGAGCTTCAAGACTTGCCTTCTGTGCAGTAAATGATGAAAGACCATCTGGTGTTGAAATATCAAAGTTTGCTAGTTGTGTAAAATCACTCTGCATGTTTACATTTGGAATCTCAGGCAGTTCAGGTATCAAACTACCAAGTGATGATATCAAGTCGGCAACAGCAGATTGTAAAGTTGCAAGAATACTACTTGCCTCTCCACCATGTTCTGCAAGTAACTTGTCTTTTAACGCAGTGGCATCAGTTAATGCTTTGTTTAACTTTTCATTTGCTCCTTGTAAATTTGGTGTTGTAAAATCTGCCATATCTTATTCCTATGCAACAGGTGCCAATGTGTTTTGTTGTGATGTATCATCAGGCCCTGTGTCTGGTTGTCCATGTACATGACCTGTAAGTTCAATACTTGTACCAGAACCATTCTTCGCAGTAATCGTACTTGATGTACCAGAAAGATTTATAACACTAGAGTTACCTTCAAAGGTCATTGTTCCTACTGCCTCTGATTTAATATCTAGATTTGTTGCTGCCTTGACTGACATTGTTGTACCTGATTGTATTGATGTACTACCAACACTAAAGGTTGTTAGATTTGTTTGTGCAATAATTCCTACACTTTCTAATGATGTTATTGAGTAATTATCTGTGGCAACTATATCAACAGTCCCACCTATACTTCTAGTTTCTTTTCCACCTATTGTAATATCAAAATCTTTTGAAGTTCCTTTTTCTGTAGTACCAACTGCACCTGCAACAGAGTTGGCAATATTAAATCCATGATTACCATTTATTTCTTCTTCAAGATTACCACCACCTTCTCCAGCACCAATCTTAACTTGTTCTGATTTACCAATCTTTCTTGTAAAGTCTCCACCGACTTCTAATATATAATCACCTTCTATGAGTTCTCTCTTTGTACCACTACAAGTTAAATTAATATTTCCTCGTACATAGATATTTGATGCACCTGCAACTAGTTCATAGTTGTCACCTACAACCTTAACAGTCTTTGTACCTGTATCAACAATTTCTTCATAGGTACCAGATGAGTGTTGTCTTAATAATCTCTCTCCACCTGTTGTATCATCTATTTCAAAAACATGTCCAGCCTCAGATTCAAAAACATGATTGTAAGGATAGACACCTGTTGACCCACCTGTCTTTTCTACATTACGCGGATTTGGTTCATCAAAACTTCCTGCAGTTTCTTTTTTGGAAGTTGTTGATACTGTTGATACATGAGGTTTGGTTGCAGTTGGTATTCCTTTCCATTGAGTTTTTCTTCTGTCTTTAAGTAGTTTATGAGTTTCTGCATCGGGCCCTCTTGCAAGTCTTGATGTGTCTGGCTCATTGATACTATGATTTGAATGTGGAATTTGGTCACTAGGAAAGATACCAAATGGGTCATTAAAACCAACTCGGTCATCTGCCGTTGCAGTAGGTATACCAGGTAATGAACCCATGATGACTGGTTGTTGTTTTTCTATATCTTTAAAAAATCCAAGAACCCAAGAACCTTCTACAAGAAATGTTGGTGAGTTTCCAAGACCTTGCATACATGGGTCTGTAACAGAATGCATGACATGTGCCCAAGGTAAATCCTCAGACGGAATATCTGATAAATCTTCTGAATGATATCCTAGACAACGGACTTGTACACGGCCTAACTTCGCTGGGTCATTTCTAGATTCAACAACGCCAACGAACCAATTAAAGCCGTCTTGGCCCATAAAATACTTTTCTTCCATAGAAAGTATTTATAAATGTTATTCAGGGTTAGTACAACCTAATGTAATGCTATCTAACACCATAGATTGACTGCCATCATCCACCATAGACCGATAGTTAGACAATAACTGATGTGCTATGTTTTCACTATTTAAGTCTCCATAGATGAAACACGCCTCAAAGGACCTAAATGACATGACCTGCCAGTATTCCACATAGGCTGTGCCAAGATAAGTTAGTTGTGCTAGTAAAAGTGTATCCATGTAATTATTTATAATGTTACAGTTTTGTTAAAAGACTTTATAAGAAAAAAAATGTCTGAGAAATTTTTTTATACTAGGTGTTACGATAGTCTAGATAGATATTTCCAGCAAGAATGATTCTTTCATCTGCCATATCAATTGCATGAGATACTTCATGTGTAACATGGCCAGGGAAGATTACTAGTTCATCTGGTTTAGGATGTACTTTC